GCGCAAGGAAATGAAACATCAGGACGGGCTATTGTTGCAAGGCAGCGGCAGGGAGACACAAGCACATTCCACTTTATTGATAACAGCACACGGTTCATACGGCAGTTGGGAAAGGTTGTTATTGATCTGATCCCTAAAGTGTATACGGGTGATAGAATTGTTAGGGTACTTGGTGAAGACAATAAAGTTCCGCAAAACGTCCGCATAGGACAATCACAAGACACTGATCCAAGCGAAGGTGAAGGACAGCAACAGGAAGGTTTCAATGTTGCTCGTGTTTATGATCTGACTATTGGCAAGTATGATCTTGTCGTTGATTCTGGGCCTTCATACACTACTAAGCGCATGGAAGCAGCTACACAGATGACCGAGATGATCCGCGCATTCCCGCAATTGATGCAGGTTGCCGGTGACATACTTGCTAATAATCTTGATTGGCCTGGTGCTCATGAACTGGCCGAAAGGATGAAACTGCTACTTCCACCACAATTGCAGGACAAGAATCCAGAATTACAACAAATGCAGCAACAAATGCAATTAATGCAACAACAGGCACAAGCGGCAACCGCTCAATTGCAAGGAGAGATAGAGAAACTCAAGGCCGACAAAGGAATAGAGATTGAAAAGCTCAAGATTGATGCATTTAGCGCTGAAACAGATCGGTTGAAGGTTGTACAAACAACCATGACACCGGAACAGGTGCAAGCATTAGCAACGCAAACCGTTATCAATTTATTGCAAACGCCAGATATAACACCGCAAGACCAGCAACCTCAGATTGATCCGGGCATGATGCAGCAACAAATGCAACAAGCGCAAGCACAACAACCAATGCAACAACAGCCAATGATGCAACCACCACAAGGAGGTGATCCAAATGCCACTCCGCAAGGGCAGCAGCAAGAAAGTGATCAGTAGCAATATCAAAACAGAAATTGCAGCAGGTAAGCCGCAAAAGCAAGCTGTAGCAATTGCGCTTAATGTTGCAGGTAAATCTAAACCAAAGAAAGGTAAATAACGATGGAAGAAAATACGCAAGAAGACTTGACCAGCCCGGAAGATCAAGTGAATGATCAGGAAGTCGATAATCTTGATGCTGGTGAAGTTGATGGCGAACAGCAAGAAGATATTGAACCAATCGATGACGGCACAGAAGAAATTGAGTTCAATTCTCAGAACTACAAGCTACCTAAGGATATTGCCGAAGCCGTTCGCGGTATGCAGAAGGATTACACGACCAAAACGCAATCACTAGCAGATCAGCGTAGGGAGTTTGAGGCGCAAACGCAATTTCAGCAAGAAAACTTCAAGCAAGTTGCTCAAATGGCAGCGCTTGATGACCAGCTTGCAGAGTTCGGAAAGGTGGATTTTAGTGCTTTAGTGGATGCCGATCCGCAGCTCGCACAGAAATTATCGTTTCAACGTGATATGATACGAACGAAGCGTGATGAAATACACACGACTCTAGCGCAAAAGTATCAAAAGGAAACACTCGAACGGCAGCTTACCCAAGCCAAGCTAAACGAGCAAAGTGAGACTGAGATCAAGCGCTTGATTAAGGATTGGTCGCCTGAGTTAGATAGTAAGATGCAAAAGTTCGCTGCGGAAAGGTACGGTTTCCCGCGCGATCAAGTCGGGGAATATAAAAAAGACCCGAAAATCGCAAAACTTTTACATGATGCTTATTTAGGTCAGCAGATCATCCAAAAGCAAATGACTAAGCCAAAGGTTGTGCCTGACGCGAAACCAGCTTCCTCGTTATCTGCAAAAGGTGGGAATGTAACAAAATCGCCTTCGCAAATGACAGCAGAGCAATATCGCAAATGGCGTAAATCTGGCAATAAATAGAGTTCTAACGCTGTGAAGCGCTGATCTCATCTCACTAACCTAACGCCGTGAGGCGCTGGAGAAATAAATGCCTAATACATTCAAGTTCATTGACATGGTGCTCAATGAAGCTCTCGCGGAAGCGCACGAGCAATCTGCTTTAATCTCAACTGTTGACCGTCAATATGACGATCAATACGCAAAAGCCGGTGCGAAAATTGGCGATACCTTGCGAGTTAAGAACCCTAATCAGTTCAAAACTCGTTCCGGTAACGCGATGGACGTAAAAGATATTACCGAAACAACGCAAAACATCACGCTTGCTACTCTGCTTGGTGTGGATATGCGTTTCGACCATGTCGACTTAACTCTTGATACGGAAAATCCTGATCAAGTAGCGGCATTCACAAAACGTTACATCCGTCCAGCGATTTCTACGCTGATCAGTAACGTTGAATATAATGCGATGGCATACTATGCACAGGCAACATACAAGGTTGCTGGCACTGCTGGTTCTGCTATTAACTCTCTGACTACTCCAAACTTGGCTCGCGCAAAGCTAAACCAGGGGTTAGCACCAAAAACAGACCGCTTCGTACAGATTGACTCTGTAACGATGGCATCATTAAGCGGAGGTGTTCCGACATACTTCCAACCAGCAAACCAGATCAAGGACGCATTCACCGAAGGTTTGTTGTCTCGCACATCAATGGCGGACTACTATGAGAACGAGCGTGTTTGGACGATGACGAACGGTGCTGATGTTGCTGGTGAGATTAACGGAGGAACATTAACAAATGGCATTTCAACCATCACGGTTGATGGCTTCTCAGCTGCTCCTGCTGTTGGCTCTGTGTTTACGATTGGTTCCGGTTCTGGTGAAACTCCGCTGTATGGCGTTCATCCTGAAACCAAGCAAGCGTATTCACACTTGAAACAGTTTGTTGTTACTTCAGCAACAACGACCAGCATTACATTCAGCCCTCCAATATATTTTGATACCACTGATCCACGTCAAAACGTGTCTGGTGCGCCAGCTGATAATGCTGACGTTGTATTCGTTGGCAATGCGTCAACAAGCTACGTACAGCCAATTATGTACCATCGTGAAGCATTCCAATTCGTTACCGCTGATCTTCCCTTGGTTGCCGGTGCAGATCAGTGCGCACGCAAAAACATGGACGGCTTGTCATTGCGCGTGTGGATGGATGGCGATATCCGCAATAACGCGCTGTTATGCAGGATTGATTTGCTGCATGGATATGCTGCACTGCGGCCGGAATGGGCTTGCCGCATGATCGGTTCTGCTAACTAAGGAGGTTAGATAAATGTCTATTTCTACAGATTTAGAACGGCTTAACGCAAGCACTGATGATGGTTGCGTTGCGACAGGTTTGCATCGTGCTGTCATTCAAGGCGTGGGTGCAACTCGCACGTTGCTGAAAGAGGAATCAGGCTCGTTGTGCTTGTTTGATCGTGCAGCAGGTAATGTTTATACGCTACCTGCACCGGTGGAAGGCGCACAGTTTGAGTTTCAATGCACTGTTGCCGTTACCTCCAATGCGTACAAGATCATTACCAATTCAGCAAGCGTGTTTTTGATTGGATCTATTATGGGCGGGTCGTTAACGGTTGCTGATTCTGGCGACGTATTCCAGGGTAACGGCACAACTCACGTTGCAGTTTCTATGGGCGGATCAACTACTGGTGGTTTAGTTGGTGGATCGTTACGATTCACTGCAATAAGCTCTACGCAATGGTCAGTTACAGGTAACTATGTTGGTTCTGGTACTTTGGCTGATCCGTTCGCAACGTCGTAATAATTACTAGCCCGGTGAAAGCCGGGCTTCTATCATGATAAGAATATTCCACCCTGATCACGGCTATTTATTAGTGAATAGCGAGCAAGAAAAGAACAGGCTTTTAGAGTCTGGCGGACAAATTTCTGAAAGGATCATTAAACATGAAAAGCAAACCAAGCAAACCAAGCAAACCGAGCAAGATGCCAATGAAGAAGAAGTGCTAGAAGATATTGTTATTCGCGGCCCTATATCGTTGGAAGAAGCAACAGACGCACCAAGACGCGGAAGACCTCCTAAAAAATGGCCATAAGCACATACGCTGAATTACAAACTGCTGTTGCATCATGGTTGCATCGTGATGTCTCGCAGATTGTAGACTTCATAACTCTAGCAGAGAAGCGCATAAATTCTTTGCTAGATTCTCGTATTGCTGAAGTTGATGGAACGCTGACAGCAACTATATCAAGCCGGTATATCACTCTTCCTGCTGGTTATATGCGACCTGTTGGCTTGTGGATGACAACATACAATCCGCGCATTGAAATGAAATACTTCATTCCTGGTGATTTGAATGTTTCAACAACAGACGGTCAGCCGCGCCAATATACTATTGATGGCGGGAACATAGCGTTTGACTGCCCTAATGATGCTGCTTATACGTTCACGTTTCGTTACAAAAAGGGATATGACATTGCCAGCACTTCTACCAATGACATATTAACAAATTATCCTTCATTATACCTTTATGGCACTCTTGTTGAAGCTTGCATGTTAACGCGCGAAGACCCTACGATGTTCGAGCAACGATTTCAAGGTGCATTAGAAGAAGCAATGCGGACAGAATACAAAAATACAGCAAACGCTACCATCATAAGCGAAATGGTTACATCTGACCAACAAAGAATACTTTCTGGAAGCTACTAAATGTCACTAGAAACAGCTACGCTAGTACCTTCGCTTGTTGCAACAAATCCACTAAGCACTGATGCCAAAAGCCAGGGTGATGATCATATTAGGATGGTTAAAAATTGCTTGCTAAACTCGTTTGCAGGGTGGTCAGGACTTATTTTGATTACCGGTACAGAAGCCGCAGGATCGACAACAAATGATTATGTTGTAACTGTTTCACCAGCTCCGGCTGCGTATACAACAGGAATCATACTGTTTAAATCAACACACGCGAATGCTGGCGCTTGTACATTAAAGATTAATGCTCTAACGGCCAAAACACTAAAAGATGTTGACGGCGGAGCTCTGGCTAGTGGTGATATTGCAAACGGTGCAATTTGCGTTGCTTACTATGACGGCACTGATTTTTTCCTGGTATCAGGCAATGATAAAGCTGCATTGTCTGGTGATACTTACACAGGTACGCATGATTTTACGGGCGC